CTATTACTTATGATACAAGCAGCCAGCTGACTAGACCTCAAGTTTTATTTAACTTAAATTCGCATATTCAAGAAATTTTAAAAGAAAGTAATTTAAAAAAAACATCTCCAACTAATCTCATTCAAGTAAATGCAGGGAAAGAAACAAAAAAATCTACCCGAGAAGTCAGGATAATTTCTCTTGATGACATATCTATAAATAAAAAAATAGCAGTAAATGTTGTCTATGAATCAGATTATATCTTATTTACTAGTGATGAATATGATGTATTTGGTTATGGATCTTCATTTGAAGAAGCTGAACAAATGCTTAAAGACGATTTTAAAATTTTAAAAGAATATGTTAGTGAAGGTATAATCAATGAGAACAATGCAAGTTCTGAAGAGTTAAACAGCTTGAAAAAATTATTTGGTTATGGTACTTAAAAAACGTAAAATATGTAAAAATTTATCCTCGAAGGGATTTGAAGAGGATCGAAGTAAAGACCACATATATTTTAGGTACTATCATAATGGGAAAAAAACCAGATATTTTACGAAATTAAGCCATGGAGGAACTGAAATTACAGATTCTCTTATCAATGTAATGGCAAGACAATTACAGCTAAAAAAAGCCGAATTTGTAAATTTAGTTGAATGCTCTCTTTCAAAAGAAGAATTATTAGAAATATATATAGAAAAAGGGTTATAAGCTTTAATATACGACAATAGCTATTACCAAGCACCTCCGGGTGCTTTTTTTAATGCCCACTTGTTTTCGTTTTGCATAACCTCCTTTATAAATATTTATGTTTTGTTTTCGAGTGGGCAATTTTTAATAAGGAGAAACAATCGAGGAAGAGGTGATCTTGTTGGCAAGACTAACAATCAAGCAAAAGCGTTTTGCTGATGAGTATATTATTTCCGGAAATGCGGCAGACGCTGCAAGAAAAGCTGGCTATAAACAACCTAGGGCAATTGGACATGAAAACCTAACAAAACCTAACATACAAAAATACATAAAAACCAGGTTGGAAAAGATTGAGTCGGAGAAGACAATGTCTCTTGAAGAAGCCATACAGCGGACTAGTTCAATTGCAAGAAGAGAGATTCAACAAGGTTACTCAAAGCAGGTAGATGTAACCACTGGTGAAGTAGTTAAAGAAGTTAAGTATATATTCACGCCAACAATTGAAGAAGCCCAAAAATCATTAGAGCATATTATCCGTTGCGGCGGCGGGTTTATAGATAAAAAAGAACAAGAAGCCAGAATTAAACGACTTGAAGCTGAGACTGAGCGTATTATCGAAGAGACAGCAAGGAAGTCCGACAAGCAAGGTTTAGATCAAGCAGATTCACAGATTACAACAATAGCTGATTTAATTAATAACCCTGACAGCGAAAGAGTTTTAAGCGACTTTATGGGAGGTGCTGAAGATGATTCAAACACAGACAAATCTAATTCCATATAGTCGGTTTAATAACAAGCAAGTCGATTATATACATAAATCAAGGGTAGCATGGCTTAACGTACTTGAGGGTGGTAAGCGTGCCGGCAAGAATATCATTAATCTGATAGCGTGGGCGATATCATTGGAGCAGCACCCGGATACGATCCATCTAGCGTGCGGATACACTCAAGGCACGGCTAAGATGAATATCATTGATAGCAACGGCTTTGGGCTTAAATGGATATTTAGGGGTAGATGCCGGGAAGGGTTATATCAAAATATAGACGCATTATACATAGACACACCGGTAGGGCAGAAGATAGTGCTTATCACAGGTGGTGGTAAGGTCAACGATGTTGCAAGGATCAAAGGGTTCTCGCTTGGTAGTGTTTATATGACCGAGGTAAACGAGATGGCAGAGCCATTCGTTCGTGAATGCTTTGACAGGACCTTGGCAAGCAATAAAAGACAAATATTCATGGATTTAAACCCTAAGCCTCCAAGGCACTGGTTTTATGTTTCAATTTTAGATTATCATACCGAACAGCAAAGCCAAGATAAAAGATATGGGTTTAATTATGAACACTTCACGATCGCAGACAACACAAGCATATCAGACGATCAATTAAGGCAGACACTAGCTACTTACGATAGAGATAGCCAGTGGTTTAAGCGTGATATATTGGGTCTTAGAACAACAGCTGAAGGTAGGATATACGAAGGTTATCGATATAAGGATGTTGCGGTAACTAAAGAATGGATCAAGCAGCAGTTCTTTATTGATTTTTCAATTGGAGTTGATATTGGGGGTACTGATGCAACAGTAGCCACGATTAATGGATATACGAGAAATTATGAGACGGTAGTTGCTATTGACGGATACTATCACAAACAAGGAATCAACCAAGATAAAGACCATGCGCAATATGCAAAAGAAATAGTTGATTTTATCAAGCCGTGGACTGAAACATATCCATTATTAGCAACTTGTCCGGTATTTGTTGATTCTGCAGACAAGTTATTCAGACAAGCTTTAAATAGAGCTTTAAGTGCTGCTGGGCTTAATGGTATGCAAACAGTACCAAGTTATAAGAAAGACGGAATTTTAGACCGTATTAATACAATGCGGATATTAATTAATCAAGGCAGAAAGAAAATAGCTGATCATATGCAGCAATGGTTTTCGGCTTACGAAATGGCAACCTGGGATACGGATAAATATGCGGATAAAGAATGGGTAAGAGTTGATAACGGGAGTTATCCGGTGGACTGTTTGGACAGTGACGAATACAGCATACAGCCGTATAAGCCTAGACTAATAAGGGGGACTTGATGGGAAAAGTTAAGCAAGCAATAAGACGCTGGCTAGGGATTAGAGAAGCTCAAGAGGCTTCTTTTTTTATTCAAGAACAAAATAGTTTTAGAACCAACGTTTTTAAGAATAGGATCCTATATCGAGGGGACCCCTCTGAGTTAGATCAATTCTTTAAGCAGACTGCAACAGATAAAGTAAGCCAAGCTAGGTTTTGGGCTTCAAGTCCAAGCAAGGGTAATAACATTCGCAAAATCCATTCAGGCTTGCCTGGAATGATCGTTAATACTTTGAGTGATATTGTTACGAGCGATATGCAAGGGTTTGGGTTTGAGAACAAAACCAAAGCAGAAGTACCTAAAGCATGGCAATCAATAGAAGAAGAAAACGAATTTACTAAACTGGTTACAAAAGCAGTTGAAGAAACGCTTGTTACAGGTGATGGCGCGTTTAAGATTAGCTTTGATACTGAATTAAGCGAATATCCAATAATTGAGTTCTTTAGTGGTGAAAGAGTCGAGTATAAGTTCAATAGAGGAAGAATAGAAGAAATTCATTTCTTTACGCCCTACGAACAAAACGACAGACAATACACATTTAAAGAGGTGTACGGCAAAGGATACGTTGATTACGAGCTATTAAACGACAAAGACAAAGAAGTTGATTTGTCTGCAGTAGATGAGCTAGCAGAGCTGATACCAGTTAAATATGACGGTGATTATATTCTAGCGGTACCATTGCAGTTCTATCCTTCACCTAAATACGAAGGCAGAGGCAGGTCGATATTCGATCTTAAAACAGATGTGTTTGATGCTTTAGACGAAACTATCAGCCAATGGCAGGATGCAATTAGATTGGGAAGAATTAAGCGGTATATACCAACTTCAATGGTGCCGCGTGACCCTAATACTGGACAACCATTCCCGGTGAACGTTTTAGACAATCAATTCACTGCTATAGGCGATTCACTGCCGGAAGCAAGCGAAAATAAGATACTTACCGATCAACCCAAAATTGAATACGACGGATACCTTGGAACGTACATCAATAATCTTGATATGTGCTTACAAGGATTAATCAGTCCAAGCACTTTAGGTATTGACACTAAGAAACTGGATAACGCTGAAGCACAACGGGAAAAAGAAAAGACCACGTTATATACACGTCAAAAGATAATTGATGTGCTTTATGATGTGTTGCCGGAATTGGTGAATGTATCTCTCAAAGCCAATGCAACAATCAATAAGAAAGATCCCGAAGACATTATTTGTACAATTGATTTTGGAGAGTATGCCAATCCTTCATTCGAGGCACAGGTTGAAACCGTAGGCAAGGCATCGACTACACAAATTATGAGCATTAGGGCACAAGTAGAAACGCTTTGGGGCGGCGCTAAGGAAAAGGATTGGATTGAAGCAGAGGTAAAGCGAATCATGGCCGAAAAGGGCATTGCTGAAGTAGCTGAACCGACAAGAGCACCGCACGGATTCCAAGAGGAGAGCATGATAGATGACATGGATAGATTGGATAATAGCGATCCTGATAGAGCTGGAACTGATGATGTACGATTCGATGGGCAGGAACCTGGGACGACACAAGGCAGAGGAGATGAAGGAGCAGAGCCGGTGGACACAGTGGCAAGCGCTACAATGGGGGAGCCTTCGTAATCTAAGGCGAAAACTAACTGAACAAGCTAATGAAGCTTTTGAAGATATCATACCTTTAGCAGAACAAAAGATTGCTGAAGCTTACCATGATGCACAAACTGCATACGATCAGGAAATGATTGAGGAGTACCAGAAAGCTGATTTAGAGATTCCGTGGGAGAAACTTCCGGTGTATGAGCCGGAACAACACGAACCACATAGGATTAATATTAAGCTTGACGAACCTCCAGAACCGAAACTAGTTGCTGAGATAGATCATGTACAAGTAGATGATGAATCGTTTTTTCAGATCAACGAGGAAAAGCTGCAGAACATCATTGAGGATGTAAAAACTGATATGAATATTGCCCGGTATTCTGCAATAGAACGCGCTAACGCTCAATATGCTGAAGTATTGCACCGGGTTGATGCAATGCTTGGAACGGGGTCTATTACACTAGAGCAAGCAATCGAGATAGCAACAGAAGACCTGGCGCGAATGGGGCTTAATTCAGTTCAATATAAAGACGGGCGAAGGGTTAATACTGCAAGCTATGCCGAGATGGCACTTAGAACAAGCCAACACAGGGCAGTGCTACAAGCGGAAGGCGTAAAAAGAGATCAGTGGGGAGATCACTTAGTTGTTTCCGCAGTACTTCATTCAACGTGTCCTATATGCCAAAAATGGCAAGGGGTTGTATTAGTTGATGATGTATACGCAAGCGGAAAGCCGGACGGTAAGCACATAATGCTATCCACGGCAATTGCAGACGGATTCTTGCATCCTAACTGTAGACATCCTCTAGCGACGTATATTGAAGGAATTACACAGATACCAAAGCAAAGCGATCTTGATCAGACAAAGAGTAATTATGACGCAGAGCAAAAGCAAAGGCAGATTGAGCTACAAATAAGACGCTGGAAACGCAAAGAAGCCTTAGCGCAAACGGAAAAGAGTAAAAAAGAAGCCGCCAACAAGATTAAGCAATGGCAGGAAGCAATGAGAAAACATCTCAAAAAGAACTCACAATTGAGAAGAAACCCTCAACGTGAGAAGCTGATGGGGTTAACCTAACGCAAAAGAAATAGCTTAAAACATATAAAAATAGGAGGAATGGAACATGACACCTGGAGTACAGATAACATTAATAGTCTGCATTACTATTCTATTGATTGTTGGTATGGCGCTTAAAAGCGATGATGGAACTAAATAAGACGTATGAACTAGCTGATAACCCATAACGGGTCAGAAATAAATTAGAAAGGAGCAGGACATTGACTTTTATTAAAATGAAAGCGAGGTGATCCACTCTAATCTTGACAGCAAAGAAAGATTTGCAAGCGGAGAATGACAAGGAACTTCGCAGCTTTAGGACTAGCCACTCTTTATAGGGTGGCTTTTTTATTGTAATTAATCGCCGACGGGCGTTAAACGGGAGGGAATATGAATACAGATAAGTTGCAAGAAAAACAAGGTAACACGACACCTGAAGACGTGGAGAAGGTAGACGACAACCAAGAGCAAGTCGGTGAAGAAGAACAACCAACTATTGATGAAGATGAAGTTAATCGTATAGCTGAAAATAGAACAGCTAGAGCAGAACGCGCAGCAATAAAAGACTATTTCAAGCAACAAGGTTTATCCGAAGCTGAAGCGCAGGAAGCTTTCGAGAATTTCAAAGCAAAAAAGGCAGAAGCCAAAGAAGCTGAAATGCAAGACGTAAACAGTCTTAGATCGAAAGTTGAAAAGTACGAACAAGCAGAGTCAGAAGCAATGCGCATAGCAAATAGGCGTCTTATTAGGGCGGATGCCAAGGTAATGGCTGTAACACTCAACATCAAGCCTGAAAGAATTGAACACGCAATAAGACTAGCCGATCTTTCAGGGGTAGACGTAGACGACAAAGGAAACGTTGATGGTGAAATGTTAAGGGAAGCCCTCGAAAAGGTAGTAGAAGAAATTCCTGAATTACTTATAGCTTCAAAGACTGATGAAGAAAATAAACCGGGCTTTAAGCTGGGCGGTTCAGGTGGTAAAAGCACAACAAGTGCAGATGTATTAAGCAAAATTTTTGGAAATAAATAATAAGGAGAAATTATATGGCGAGTGCAATTAATTATGTAGAACAATTCCGACAGGAATTAGAACAGAAGTATGCAAGAGAATTGACCTCTAGCGATTTAACAAATAATGGTATCCAATTTGTCGGTACTAAAACGGTTAAGATTCCACGTTTAACTCTTGGGGGCTATAAGGAGCACGGACGCTCTGGTGGGTGGAATCGTCAGGACATCTCAAATGATTTTGAAGTAAAAACCTTAGCACATGATCGTGATGTTGAGTTTTTTGTCGACGCAATGGATGTTGATGAGACAAATCAAGTTGTTTCAGCTGCAAATATCACAAATACTTTTGAGACAGAACAAGCTATACCGGAGCTGGATGCTTACCGTTACAGCAAAATCTACTCTGAATATGTAAATACGTTTAACCAAACCGCTGATACAACGGCGTTAACAGAAGCGAATATTTTAGCTAAGTTTGATGAATTTATGGAAGCGATGGATGAGGCTAGTGTGCCCGTTGATGGACGTATTTTATATGTTACTCCGGCAATCAATACAATGCTCAAGCATGCTCAAGAGATTCAAAGAACGATTAATGTATCAGGTTCAAACGATAACAACATTAATCGCGCGGTGCGCTCATTAGATGAGGTTGAAATAATTCTTGTTCCGTCCGGACGCATGAAATCAGCATATGACTTTACAGACGGATTTAAGCCTGCTGCTGATGCACAGCAAATTAATATGATCTTAGTTCATCCTAGATCTGTTATTGCGGTGGATAAGCATAGCGCAATATATCTTTGGGCGCCTGGAACACATACAGGCGGAGATGGCTATTTGTATCAAAATCGTAGATATGGTGATCTTTTCTTAATTGAAAACAAAGTCACTGGAGTTATGATCAACGCTGCAGGCGCGACTGGCGGATAAGAGAGGAGATCTAAATGTTAGAAGCAAGAAAAGCAAATAAAGTTTTAACTATCACTGAAGATCAAGAAGGATATTATCAGTCAATTGGCTTTGATATTTACACTGTAGATGACAAAGGCAAGGAAACCATCAAAGCTCATGGTGCGGGTAAGACCGTGCCATATGATAAGTATGAAAAAGTTGTTAAAGAATTAGAAAAATTAAAAGCTGCTAAAGCTAAAAAATAAAGGAGTTTAAGGGAATGAGTTATTCAGATTATGAGTTTTATACAGAAGAATTTAAAGGCAATCTCATTCCTGAAGACGCCTTTGATAGCGTAATTGCGAAAGCAAGTAGGTTGATTGATAAGGCTACAAGTTACCAGATAGGAGATTTGATTGAATGGCCTGAGTTTACACAAAGACAAGTAAAACTTGCAGAATGTGCGCAGGCAGAGTTCACACATCAATATGGTGAGATGGACGAGTTTCTTAACTCAGTAGGTTCATATTCTATTGGGGATGTTTCGGTTTCAGCAGGTAAAGCAAATGAAACAAGGTCGCAATTAGTCAAACACTATGGGATATGTGACGAAGCGATAAGTTTATTGATGCCCACTGGTCTATTAGATCGGAGGCTTAGATGATTGCTAAATTACCATACTTGAAGCAGTGGGACGTAACGCCTTGCAAGATTGAACTATCAACTGAATTTGGAGAAGATGGCGGACCTGAAATCACAGCAACGTGGGAAGGTTTGGTTAACTTCTCTGAAAAAGTTCGTAGAGTTCAAGACGCTGACGGTCAATGGGCTCAGCTTAGTGGAGTTATTCACGTTAAGGGCGACATATTGCCCGGTGAAATATTTGAAGATGGTACCGCTACCGTCGAAGGATACGGGGCAAAAAGAATTTTGAGTTATACAAGGCCGAGAAATCCCGACGGTAGCGTTAACCATACTAGAATTGAGCTGATCTAATGATAGAAGTAGAAGCAGACATTAAGCTAGATCAAGCGTTTTTAGCAAGACTTAAAGAAGCAGAGAGGTATGCAGTTGAGCGTACAGCTTACGCGTTACTAGATGATTTAAAACTTAGCGGAACAATGCCACTGGACACTGGGTTTTTGCAGAATGATTCAACGTTTGTTGAAGTAAAAGACTTCGTGTTTAGGATTATATCCTCTACACCTTATGCAAGAAGATTATACTTCAATCCTCAATTCAATTTTAGGACTGATAAGAATCCACTTGCCGGGGGTCGTTGGTTTGATCCCTATTTACCAGGACACGCTAAAGGAGATTTTATACCGAACACTTTTGCACATTTTTTGAAAGAGAAACTTGGAGGTTGAAGATGATCACAAATAAACAAATACTTGATTGGCTTAAACCTCAGTTCCCGGATGTGCCTAAGTGGGGTAATTCAGCTTTCAATAAGAATGATGAAAAGGTTGTATGTATCTATTCAAGACAGCATGGGAGAGTCCAGCAAAAAACGATTGGACTACCTCCAGGCTATGCAATTAAATCAATTACTCTATTAATTCATTGGGGAAAGACTGTAACGCCATGCGAAGAAAAAGCATACGAGTTTTATAACAAGTTTAATGAATTAGGAACAATTAACATGATCGGTGATCACAGTTGTTGGATATTAGCGAACCGTGCACCGGTTATTTTAGGAAGAGATGAACACGGCTTTTATGAAGCTGTAATAGATTTTGATATTTATATTAGAAAATAGGAGAAAGATATGGCAGAAAAATTGGGAGTATATCCCGTATTTGATATTGAGTTTTTAATTTCAATGCAAGGTAAGGTTTCTCATGATGCGACAGAGGGGCTGGTCCCTATAGCAGAGATGGAAACCTTTGAACCTTCAATTGACGGAAATGTGGAAGAATGGACGCCAATGGACACTAAAGGCTGGGTTAGACGTTTAATGACCGGTAAAGGATTTAGTATTAGCTTATCCGGCAAACGTCATGAAGGCGATCCTGGCAATGATTACGTGGCAGGATTAGCGCTTAAAACAGGAACTGAATGCAGCACCACTACTGCAATTGAATTTCCTAATGGTGATCAAATGGTCTTTGATTGTGTTGTTAATGTAACTAAAAACTTTGGTGGTGATTCGACAGCCGTTTCAGGTTTAGAGTTTGAACTCCAAAGTGACGGGAAGCCAACTTACACTGAGGCGCCGGTTACGTAAGCAAAATAACAATTAATGAATGGGGAGTGTAACAGCTCCCTTTTTTATTTAAAAGAAAAGGAAATAAGAAATGGCAAACATAATTGATATATCAGCAAAGCTAACAAGTGCAGTACCACAATTAAAGTTTTCTGAAGATGAAATATATGAAATTAATGATGATAAAAATGCGATTCTTGAAATGCAAGCAGAAATGGAAAAAACAGAAGGTTCCATTGAAGTGTTTAGTCAAATATTTAATAGGCTTTTAGGTGAAGAGGCAGTTAAACAGATTGAAAAGAACCATCCGGGAGCAACTACACGTTTCAGTCAAATGATTGTAATTGCAGTAGGAATAATGGCAGGTATTAATAATATGTCATACGAGGATGCAGAGAAACAATTTTTTCGTACAGAAGAGTAGGAATACAGAAGATTCATACTATGACATATACGAAGACTGGGACTTAATAGAAGCTAGTTTTGCACAGCAATACAATATCAGACTCAGGCACACAAAAATGCAGTGGTCGGAGTTTTCTAATTTATTAGGTGGTTTGAATGAAAATACACCACTTGGAAGTATTATTTCGATTAGATCTGAATCTGACAGAGATATGATCAAAAGGTTTAGTCCAAAACAAAGACAGATTAGATCAGAATGGCTGGCCAGAGAAGCCAAGAAGAAGATCAAGGAAAATCCCAATGAGGTTAGAACAAGCATAGAACAATTGCAAAGCATATTTAAAGAGGCATTTGGAGGTGAGAAGTAATGGCAAGTAATGTAAGTGCAGGCTCAGTGTCGCTATCAATGAGGTTAGACGATAAAGAGTTTCTTAAGCAGATATCAAGCATAAGCGCTCAGGCATCAAAAATACTGTCTAAATCTTTAGCACCTTCAAGTAATTTTGACTTGTCCGGAATTGAAAGATCAATAAAGGGTCTTGGTGCTCAAATGACTAAGGCAATAGGTGAGACAACCAAAGCTGTTGATATCCTTGCTGACACTATGAATGATCAGCTTTCAAATGCCCTAGAAGGCGGAGTAAAAACAGGGGCTGCTAGAGCAACACGTGCAGTTAATGATTTCAAGATGCCTAAAATCAAAGTTGAATTAGATCAAGCTCAAATGGAGCGACAACTAAAGATTTATTCTGATCGCTGGAAAGCTATTGACGATCAACGAATTCAACAATCTAAGATAGTTGAAGATATTAGAAACAAACAGTTGAACGCTACTCCTGGATCAAAGCAAGACATGAAGCTCGGAATGGATTTAGCAAATGCTAGTAAAAGACTTCAAGATTTAAGACTTGCAGCAAATCAAGCAGATCAACAGATTGTTCAGCTTGAGCGAAATATTAGAAATATAGGAGTTTCAACCAAACCGGTTGAAAATCTGAAACAAGAAATAAAGAATATTGGTACAAGTGGAGGGGACTCTGCTAAGCGTGTTCGATCAGCATTCAAGCAGACAGGGTCAAGTGCGAAACTAGCAACATCTCAAATCAATTCAGGCTTAAAGCAGACTACACAATCAGCGGATAAGGCTAAGAGCGCAGTTAGTGGACTTGGTGCTGGGCTATCTAAAGCAGGCAGAATGGGTCTTGCCTTAATGGGTATCAGGTCGATCTTGCTTGGAATTAGAAGGGTGGCTCAATCGGTCACTGAATCGTTTAGGGTTATGGCAAACAGTAATTCGGCATTTGCCGGTCAATTAAATGGCTTAACGAGTGCATTTGACACGTTGAAGGGCTCATTTGCTGCAGCGATTGCTCCTCTTGTTCAAGCATTAATTCCGATACTTCAAAAAGTTGTGGAATGGGCGACTAAAGCTTTTAATGCAATTGCTATCTTTTTCGGTGCATTGTCGGGTAAAAAAACTGTTCAAATAGCCGTCGGTTCAACAAAGCAGTTTACTGAAAACCTAGCAGGGGTCGGTGGTGCCGGTGGCGGTGCTGCTAAAGGACTCGGACAAGCAACGAAAGCCGCTGAAAAATACAAGCGTTCACTTGCTGGGTTTGATGAGATTGAAATTCTTGATCCGACAAAGGGACAAGCTGATGGTGGATCCGGAAGCGGTTCAGGCGGTGGTCCTGGCGGTGGAGGAGGTTCTACCGGTGGAGAACCAATTTTTAAGGAAGTTTCAACCGGTTTAAGTGAGATTGGTAACTTTGCTAAAAATGCGATTAGTGGAATAAAGGGCTTGCTAGACAATCTAAGCAAGACAAAAGCATTTCAAATACTTTCAAAATCTGCATTAAGAGCTTGGGGCAATATCAAAAACAGTGCATCTAATGCTGCGAGTAGGGTTACAAATTCTTTCAAAGAAAATGGTCCACGAATACTGTCCGCTTGGTCAGAAATAGGCACTAGTTTACTAAACATGTACTCACGAATAGCCGGCCATGTTTGGATCCCCTTTGTTAGTGGGGCAATAAGTGCCGGACTTGAGGTTGGCGCGTCGTTTATTGATAACTTCTTAAGCGTGTTTGCCGGTTTATCAGAACTAATCGGTGCGGTGTTTACGCCTTTCTGGAATAGTGTTACTGAATTTTTTGATACACACGGACTAGAAATTGAAGAAAAAATCTACGAAACATGGAGAACCATAAGCGTAGGCTTATCTGGAATCTTGGACGGTATTGGCGAAGTATTTAGACAGGTTTTTGGCGGTTTAACTAAATGGTTTGCCGAAAATGGAGAAGATATAAAAACATTTCTTACAGGTGTCTGGGAGGATATCTGGGCAATTATCGGTCCTATTTGGGATTTTATTTTAGAAACTGGGACAAAAATATTTGGTGAGCTTAGGGATTTCTTTTATGAGATTGCACCTAAGATAAGCGAAACAGTTGTCTCTTACGTTGAGTCCGCATGGAAGATCATTCAGCCTATTTGGGAAGTAATTTCTAAGGTAGCAAGGACCATTTTTGGAGCGCTTCAAAAATTCTGGGAAAAGTGGGGCGAAAATATCCAAGCTTACTTTGGTAAAAAATGGGAAAACATTAAGTTGATCTTTGGTGGAGCTTTGGACGTACTAAAAAACATATTCGAGTTCTGGGGGAATATCTTCTCTGGGGACTGGAAAGCCGCTTGGGAGAACATTAAGAATATTGGAATTACTATTTGGAATACCATTTCAGGAATGTTCCAGAATGTATTTGAAGGTATGGCAAGTATCTTTGAGATATTTGGCTTTGATGTTTCCGGAATTTGGGAGAACATCAAGGGCGTATTTCAAGGAATTATTGATTTCGTTTCAGGAGTATTCTCAGGTGATTGGGGTAGGGCTTGGGACGGAGTCGTAAGTATATTCACAAACATTATTGAAGGTATTGCTAATATCTTTAAGACTCCAATCAACTGGATCATTGATGGAATTAACTTCTTTATTAGGGGTCTAAACAAAATTAGAATACCTGACTGGGTTCCGTTCGTTGGTGGTAAGGGTATCAACATTGGTGAGATTCCAAGACTTGCTAGAGGTGGAATCATTGATCAGCCTACACTAGCGGTTGTTGGTGAACAAGGTAAAGAGGCGGTTATGCCACTTGAGAACAATACTGGGTGGATAGACAAAATGGCTGAAAAACTTGCTGCTAGTATAGGTGGCGGTGAAGGTGGAGATATCCACATCACACAGCCGGTATATTTAGGCACAGATACTCTAATAGACGTGATAGAAACTGCGATTGATCGTGAGTCAAGGCGTAGAAATGAACCTGTATTTTAAGGAGGGCTAATTATGTATTACAAAATTAATGGAGTAAAAATGCCCTCATGCGAATTTGAAGGCATGGAAAGTAATCATCTCTATGGTCCAAATACAGGCCGAGATGAAACAGGCAGAATGCACCTTGATTTAATTAGGGCAGACGTTCGGAAGTGGGCATTTCTGCATAAAGGAATTACTAGACAACAATTAGATGATATTAAAAAGGCTTGTGGAGCTTTAGCAATAAGTGCTGAAGTTCCAACCAGCCTTGGCTACGAAACAGTGGGATGCTACGCGAATGTCACAGATATAAAAATGTCAATTGCGAACGATTACCTGATACCTACAGGATCGATTTGGCAATGTAAGGTAACTTTGATTGAGTTGTAGGAGGTACTATGTATAATGCTTCAGCAGAATTTCAAACAATGGCTCTTAATGAAACAAGAGAGCTTGTAATTAAAGCTACACTTCAAACTACAACTGATACATACCAACTAACTGCAGAAGATTTTGAGCAGGGCAAATTTTCTGTTAAAGACTCGTGCATGAGTAAAGGTTTTGAGTTAGGTACTGCGACAGCAAGAAGTTGTTCGCTTGAACTAAATAATCGTGATGGTAAGTGGGACAATGTAACACTTGACGGTGCAACACTAACACCTTATTGCGGATATATACTTTCAACCGGCACTGAATTTGTGCCTATGGGAGTTTTTATTATTGATGAACCGGGCAGACCCTATTCTAGCTTGCAGCTTAAAGCAACAGACAGGATGATATTACTTGACGAACCTTTACAGGATGTTGATATAGGTTGGCCGGCAACTCACAGAACATTGATTTCTGCAATTGCTCAACATTGCAATGTACCGTTAGCCGGAAGTGTATTAGATCTTCTTAGTATGGAATACATTATTCCGGAACCGGCGGATCTTGATAAGCTTACATGCCGTGATGCTGTTGGTGAGTTAGCTTTAATGGCTTGTGGCTTTGCTCGTTTTAGTAGAACTGGGTATTTAGAAATAATTCAAATCAAAAAACCTGCACATGAAGAAGCTCATGTAATGCCGGTTGGTAGTAGAAAAAACTTCAAGCAAACTAGTGATCCGATTTCAATAACGGGCATGATCTACGAAAACCTTTATTGGGGCGAAAAAGACTATCCGCTTGAGATAAAAAAGTTAAGCCTTATTGATGAAAATAACATAGATGAAATATTAAGTAATGTTTTCGTTGTGATCGATAATTACACTTATACAGCTTTTACAGCAGATTATTATGGGAATCCTGCTATCGATAGCGGGGACACTGTTCTGCACCAAACAAAAGACGGAAAAACGATTCTCTCAATAATCACTAAGCATAATTATGTGCATGGTGGTACGTGTAAGATGGTTGCAGAAGGTACAAGTTCTGCTGCCGTTAATTATAAGTCGGCTAACGAACGCAGAATGACGCTTATCGCGTCACAAGCAACAGAGCCATTACAGCATAACCTTAACAGTTATCAGCAGTCTACAGCAATTCTGAACGATTTAGTAGGACGCATGCTAGGTGTATATAGAACAGAAGAAACTCTTGAAGATGGGTCAGTAAAATATTGGTTCCACGATCAGCAAAGCTTAGAGGAATCGCAAATCATCTGGGGGTTTAATGGGGTCGCATTAACTTACTCAAGTGATGGCGGGAATACCTGGTCAGGGATTGATGCGGAGTCGGATACGGTAATTGCTAAGGTTGTATCGGCACTACAGATTAGAGCAAGTCAATTGATAATTGATCAAGGAAGCGATTTAGCGAATCAGCTTGATGAAAAAGCGAACAAAACAGTTATAGATGAGCTTGGAATCACAATTACTGAAAATACAACTATTGACGGTGAACCGCTTACCTATCACATGGAACAAGTGCTAGATGGTTTAGCATCAATGGAAAGCCAAATTACTGCACTGGAATACGGTGGAGGGAATATGGTGCGTAATCCTCAATTAGGTGATGGGTTGAACCCGGCTTCTGACTGGTGGGCAGATGGAAATACTTATCAGGAAGTAGAAGCTAAAAAAATTACCTGGGGTGCGGTCAAAGCAGCAAATAAAACTTGGCAAAATGCAAAGGATGGTGAGATTTAATGGCATATTATGTTGATTCATCAATCCAATATCGTGGCTACAATACCTTCCGTATGGAAGCACCGGCTAAAGTAAAATCTTGGATTTTTGGAGTGGAGGGCCTAGAAACTATCTCACATAGTTTTTATGCTTATGCTACAACCGCATTAACGGGTACGATAAGAACAAAAACACGTTGGATTAGCGGAAATGGAATTACGCTAAGTGTAGAAGATCATACTTGGACAATCACAGAAGGTGGTTTTTTTAATCACATAAAAATAGAAACGATAACCGTTCCGGACGAAGCAGTATATGCACAATTAGAATTACATAATCCTGCAGATAATGTGACTTATTGGGTTGGTCTAATCAAGTCTGAGGCAGGAGATAACGCAACTGACTTTACTCACAACTTGTCAGGACAATTAACTAGAATAACTGCAAGCGGTATTTATACAGGAACGATCACCGCTCAACAAGTCATATTAAGCAGTGTAACTGGGGAGAATTTGCCGGAGCGATTAACGACAATCAACAGCAGCATGGTTCAGCTCACAAACAAGACTTCAAAAAACGAGAGTGATATTACAACAATCAAAGCTGGGCAAATAACGCTTAGTTCAAATACGAGTGGTTCTATAGCAGGAATGACTCTTACTAGCGATAGGCTGCAATTCTCAAGTTCGGGCGCATATATGAGGTTAATGGGTAGGGCCGGTTACAATCCTATTATGATTGGTACGTCTGCTAACAATATAAATTTTAGCGTTAATTCTTCAGGATATTTGAGTGCGTCTGGAGTTACGCTAACTGGAAGCATAACAGCTACAAGCGGTAAGATTGGAGGATTCTCAATCAAAGATAGTTCTCTTGAAGCCGGATCGGGTAGTAATTATGTATGGCTGAGTGGAGATTCTAGGTATTCTCCAATTTTAGTTGGTGGAAGTTCTTATTCTGCTGCAAAATTTGGTGTGTTGCGTGATGGCTCAATGAAAGCAACAAGTGCAACAATCAGCGGTAAAATAACATCTACGTCAGATTCCACGTTGGCAGGATCGTTATCTAGCACGTCAGGCAGACATAACGGAACGCACTATGGCTACCATGAAGGGCAGGGCTATACATACAGTAACTCTACGCTTGGTGGATCGTTGTCTGGAACGCTAGGGAGTCATAATGGGTCTATATATTCTAGTACAGGTACGTTAGGTGGAGTGAGGTATTCTTCTGTTGGGTCTACCACATTATACATTGGTGGGGGTATGCAAATAAACGGATCATTGCGAGTACCCGGCACTGTTTATTATAAGACTCTAAGTCAAATCTCCGATGAAAAATTGAAAGACAATATAAAAGAGGTGGAGCCAGATAAATATATTACATCCTTTTATAGCCTTGAGTTGAAAAATTTTAATTTTAGAAACGATGATGACAAGAAACTTAAGCTAGGAATAATAGCTCAAGATTTCATTAAAGATAATGACAATGAATTAATTGATTTAGTTGTGGGTGCAAATGACGGATACCTTAATGTCAAATACGAAAATCTCTATCTTATGAATATTTTGGCAACACAAGAACTTAATGGAAGGGTAAAGAAATTGGAGGAGAAGCTTAATGAGAGAGTTTAGCATTTTCAACACAGACACAGAATACCAAATAACAATAGTAAGGGAGGACGGACAGCGGTTTTTTTATGAAGTTGTTCCGGAAGAACTAGAAAACATTTTAGAGGGAATTTTAATCTTTACTAATGGATTAAAAACAGAAAAAGAACAAGCTTCTGAATTAGCTTCTGAATATATCACAGAAATAGCTCCACTTGAAAAACAATTAGAGTTAGTGCATCTATTTCCAGAGTGGAAGCCAAGTCTATCTCTTGAAGTAGGCAAACGTATTCAGCATGAAGGAATTCTGTATGAAGTCATTCAATCTCATACAACACAAGCTGATTGGAATCCTGATAAAACCCCTTCGCTGTTTAAACAGTTAAGCCCCGTTGATGGTGTAGACGAGACACAAGAATGGAAACAACCGACAGGCGCACATGACGCATATATGACTGGTGACCGAATGATATATACGGACGAGAAAACCTATGAATCGTTGATAGATAATAATGTATGGAGTCCGGTTGATTACCCGACCGGGTGGAAAGAGGTAACAGAATGACAGACGTTGACGCTAATAGAATTATTGAGAATTTGAGTTTCAGAATCGGTCAATTAACTGCTGAGAATGCAGTTCTACAAGCACAACTTGAGACATTGATTGCAGCAAGGGCAGAAGAAGCAGAACAGGAGGATAAAGATGGCAACTCAACACAAGACAGCTAGTGGAGTTCCTAGACCGGAAGCAACAGATGAGATTGATGTAGTAGATATTCAGGGGATAGCAGACAAGGTTGAAGATACTATACAAAGTATTAATCTTACGAACATCACGAGCGGGTTTAGCTTCGCCAGTGGAGTTACAAATTTCTACGCTTATAAGTTTGGCAGGGTGGTTTTTATGCGGTTTGATTATCAGCCAGTCTCGACTGGTTTTAATATGGACGTTGTAACGACAACCTTGTATAAACCGCTCCTCATTACCGTTGTCAATGTCGCAACACGAGACAGCACTAACGACTCTGCAAGAGGAATTACTGCGCATTTTGGTTCTGATGGGTTAAGAGTAGTCGCCCCCGAAGTGCCCGGTTATCCAATGTTGTTTACGTGCGTGTATTTAACTTAAAAAATCAATATTAGACGATAAAAGCCAGCACCTGACAGGGTGTTTTTTTTTATTGAAAGGAAATTATTATGCCTACTTTAGAAGAATTAAAGAAAGAATTAAAACTTGAAGAAAATGAAGAAATAACTGAAGAAACAGTTTTAGAAACATCAAACAACATGGAGGAATTACCAGATGACTAAATATACCAATAGTCCACTAGTTTCGCACACTAGGATATCACCGACTACATACGGTAGAAGGACACTACCAATTACTAATATTGTTCCGCATCATACCGCAGGAGTAATCGGGATTGAGAACTTAGGTGGTTGGTTTGCAAAACGGACAACTAGAGCAAGCTCCAACTATGGAATTGGCTCAGACGGAAGAATAGGCATGTACTGTGAAGAAAAGAATATGGCTTGTACAACTTCATCTTATT